TGTATATCTGAAACGGTGGGGTACACGGTGGCGAGCACGTCTGATATTTCGGAGTAGTGGGAGTGGGCGGGAACATAAGGAACTTCAGCGACGCGATCGACTTCGGCGGTTAGAACGTCAGGTTCATTGAGGGTCTCGGATGGGACTTCCGTAGTAGTGGCCTCGGTCGCGAGATGGAGTTCGACGGACTCACCCATAAAGATTGTTATGGCGTTAGCGATCTCACCGGGGGTCTCTTCTTGCACGAACAATTTTTTTGTGTGTCTTGATAAAGCGACAACGAGGTGGGGTAATTTGGTCTGTAAAATATGTTTATCCGCATTGCAGGAGGTGACGGTGAAAATGACGTTGTCGAAGGTCTGGCCTTGTGATTCGTGAGCAGTGATCGCATTTGGGAAAAATTTTTTTGCGTCCTGGGAGAGGACGATGCGTTGCGCAACAATCTTTTTATTCTCAGGGTTCCACTTGGGTCCGACGTATTCGATTGATTGGTCAACGGGGGACAGTGTCTTACAATCAGGGTATAATTTTGTGAAAAGAGGGTGCATCAGTATATCGCGCGGGCATCGGAAACTTTCCTTCAAGACGACCTTCTTAAGATTTACATCGAAACCTTTGAGCACCGACAGGTGGGGCATAGCGCCGGTAAAGTCTATGTAGGAAATTTGGTTAGGGTCACCCAACAGTGCGAGGGGGGCGAAGTCTGAGAAGAAGGCAAGGACGGCGACAGGGAAGGTGTACGCTTCATCTATAACGACAAGGTCGTATTTTTTTGTGATTTGGAAGATCGCCTTATGTAGTGTGAGAGCCGTGCATCTTGGGTATTTCGCTCTAACGTCTGCCACCAATTGGTTTGTTGGTCCGACATATAGGACACGTTTTCCGTCGTTCTTTTTCATGACGTAGGTGGTCTTACCGGCACCAGGGGGACCGACTATAAGCTCGCAGTCGAATTTAGGGTTGGACCATTGGTGTTGCGCGAAAACATCGGCGGCCCTCTGCAATGTGACGCCTAATTCAGGGGGGGCGCTCAAGGATTGATTGAACCATGAGCATCCAATCTCCCTTAACTCCTCTAGGATATGCTCATCCTTAATGGCACTGTGGAAATCATTCCTGGGGAGTGTGGTAAAGGGGTTATGGGGGTTACCGCCTGTTTTGAGAATGAACCTCGGAATATCTTTGGCGTGCATGACGATAGCGAATCCATGGGTGGTGGCGAGGTCATGTAGCGTCTGGTAGTAAGTGACCGATTCAAGTATGACATCTCTGACATCTTGCCCCTTTTTCTTCCACACACCGGAGCCTACGAAAGGCATGTGTATGGTGAAATCGCGGAGTCCGCTCGCCATTAGCGTTTTGATCCATTGAATGGAACGTAGTTTATAAGATTGATAGTCTTTGGCGATCACATTGTAGACTTTCTTGTCAGGACCGAAAAGGGTTGTAGTGGTGACGACGCAGTCATCGTTGTCGATAAGATACTTGACTTGTTTGTGTTTAGCCAGTTCTTTGATATATTGAGATGTGCCACCGGGGGTGTGTTTGGAAACGACATGGGCAAAGCCGTTATAGGTTGCGTATTGCCCGTTTCCTTTTCTAATCCATTCGTGGACGCCGTGGATAATATGATCTTCCGTGAAGTCGATGTCCGTCTCGACAACAGTGAAACCGTGTGAG